TCTATTATATCAAATTTAGTTCTATTGTTTGCGGTAATTTGAATTGTAGCTTCTTTAAGAGAACCTCTAGTTAATGTTTTTATCTGAGCGGATTTAATACCGGGCATTGGTTTAATACCAAATTCTAGTCCTCCTATACCATACGCTTCTGTGTTAAAAGGATTTTCATATAAATTATTAAAATTAGTTCCTTGTGCCCCTCCTATTCCCCCAAATAAAACATATTTTTTTGCTAGTTCATTGTTTTTTAAACTAGCAGGGAAACCTCTAATTTCTGTATTTGCTTTTATATCAACAGAAGAAGCTAATCTAACCCACCCCGTGTTTGCATTTAGATATTGCAGTTGTTCATTAGTTCTATTTATAGTAGTACCATAAATTTTCTGTCTTATATCTACTTGTTCTCTGATTTCTCGAGCAAAACCTTCTCCTACTATATTAGACATAATTTAAGAGTTTATTAGTGCAAAATTTCTTATTACTTCACCATAGTTAGCTGGTATTCTAATTTGGAGACCTTCGGGTATTACTAAAGTGCTTTGATTGAATTTATCTGTATTAGCTATAGATATAATCCACCAAAGTGAGCTGTCTTGGTAATATTGTGTTGCTAAGGTATCAAAACGGTCTCCTTGAGTTGTATAAACATATATGTCATTATACGACAATGGCACTTCAGGATAACGAGAGGTGACATATACTTGTTTGCCTTCTATTTTTGTTTTAGGTATATTTTGATAGCGGTTCATCTTCTATGCTAAATTTTCTATATTTTGTATTACTGGAAAATCACCTAAACCGCTACGACGAGGTATAATATCTAAATTTCTTCCTTCATATCCTCCGGGAACTAAAGAATTTAAAGAAGGAGCAAGAGAAATTGCAGAAAAACTGCTACGATTAGGGGAGCCATCATTATATGAATTTCCACTAGAATTTTCTAGTGCAATAAAAGGAGCACCAAATTGTGGTCTTTGTTTGTATATTGGTATAAAGGAGAATCCACTAACTTTCATGATATGAGGCATTTCTCTTATTGAATTGTCTGTTGTTCCTTCGTCATTAATTCCTATTTCCCAAGGTGATTCTTGTGGAACATCGTATGTCAATTGGGTAATAATACCCGGTTGTTCATATAAATAGCCTCCTACAGTTAATTGGGCTAATATTCCTCTCATATATCCGTTAGGACTATAATCTCCGGCTAATGAAGAAGCTAAGAGATTTAGTTTTTTATACATTGGAATGAGTTCTTCTTTTGATTGAGCGGCTACTGTCCAAGATAATAAAACAGTTCTAGTAAACCCATTATAATTATAAAAATTTTCACTTCTTCCTAAGTATTGGTCAGGAGTCCAAGTTGCATTGTATGAATCGTTCATTGAATCCAAAAATGCTCTAAAATGTATAAATGTTTTAAAACCAGGATTATTATTATCTATAAGGGCTACCCTAAATTGAACTAGATCGTTTGTTTCAGGGGTGGTATCAGCTGATCCGTTATAGTAGGGTAAACGAGAATTTATTCTGTCTATAGGACCAATACCTGATCCACTAGTATAGGAAACTAAATTTTTTCCGGCAGCATATCCTGGTCCTTGTCTGGTTTTGGTTCCTCCAATATTTACTTTAGATTCTAGATTATTTTCATTATAATCAGGAGCTTTAGTTATATTAATTTGGTTTCTAAGTTGTTTTCTAAAGTCTTGAAGAACAGGAGATGATGAGCGAGTATTGTTAGAGGATTGTTCTGCGATTTGTTTAAAATCAAGAACATTAGTATTTTGAGGGAATAACTGTGTATTAATTTGAACTTGGTTTGTTCGTACATCTTGTCCGCTACCATTTCCTCTAGCAAATTTTATAAGTGTTTGCCCCACTCCTAATGTAGATCCTGGTCCTCCGGAATATTGCAATATGTTAACTATATCTTCATTAAGATATTGTTTAGTATACCATAAATTAGTTAACCTGTTTGCAAATTCTCCGGCAAGTGTTGTAGTAGTAGTGCCTATTCCTTGTTGAAGGTTACTTATTGTTTCGAGCAATTGGGCATTGCGATCATTGCTAGATCCTATTGTTGGATTAAAGGTACTAGATAAAAAAAATGTATTTACACTTGCTTTATTAGACTCAACAACTTTATTAAAGTATAAATTTGGGTTTGTTGAAAATACTCCGGTGCTAGCAAAAGGATTACCTTGTTTATTCAAATGTGTTCCTAAAGCAACTACACCAGCTTGTGCTAGCGTTGATAAAGGATTGTATACTCCTTCATTAAATAATTTAGGTGCTTGTTTTGTTCCTCCTTGAGCGGGGGATGCAGTACGAGACAGTAAATTTTGTTTAGTGGTAAATAATACACCACTTGTTGTTTTAAAATATTTATTTAATCTTAAAACATCAACTCCCAAATCTATTAATGCTCTAGGGCCTCCCCTAAGAAGATAGTCTTGAGCTAATGCCCCTCCTAAAGTCGATGTCCCATCAGGAATGGGAGTTTGTATGAACGGTTGTCCACTACTTCCTCCATCAAACCTGTCTCTCCCATATTTAAGGGATTTAAGATCTGTTTTAAGATCAATTAAAGGCATTATCTTCTAGGAAGTGTATCTAAATATTTTTTAGGAGTTTGACCATTTAAATCTAGTTGAGATGGTTCTGGTCTAGATCTTAGGAATGGTACACCGTTTATAGAATATGTGCTGTGTAGTCTAGATTGATCTGTTGAACCTATTGGGGTTAATGGGGTAACTCCATCAAATCCACTTAATGTAGATCCGTCGGTTAATAGTTTATTTAATAGTGCCATAGTGTTTTTTGTTTATAAATATTAAAAGATTATGTTTTTACCCGTTATTTTTATTTATATTCATATTAGTGTTTAATCTATCATATTCAAGATAAGCGTTTGCTGTAATTCCTTTTTCTAATTGTTGGTTTAATTTATTAATAGTATTTGTGAGTAGTTCAATTTCTTGTCCTTTTTTCTGGTCTTGGTAATTAAATTCTCTAAGAAATAGATCAATCTCGCGAGCTACTGGGATGTTTGATATTTTGCTTCTTGAGCTTTCTAATACATCTTTCTTAGCTACAAGTATATCTCTTTCTGTAGTGGAAGTTGGTCCTATTTGGTTTTGTCTTTCTTCTGCTTTTTTGAGTTGATCTTTGGCAATTTCTTCCCCATAGTCAGCAAATAGTGCAGATCCAAGACCATCTTTAGCTACTTTATTAACAAACACTGTTAAAAAACTAGCAAATTTATCTAGAACTCCGCTGCTTACAAAGCTTTGAAATTGTTCTTTAGCCATTTCTAAAGCTTTATTAAATTTAGTTTGGGCGTCTTCTGCTAATTTTCGTTGATATATTTCGTCTCCTAATAATTTTATAATTTCTTCTTCACTTCTTCCTATTTTTTTGCCTTCTTCAAATATTTCTCGAAGACTTTGTTTTTCAAGTTTGTTCGTTTCTATACCTATTAGTCTTGCTCTTAATTGAAGTTGATTGTATTCTTCTTGTTTTTTTAAAGCATCAGCTAATTCATTGACTTCCATCCCTAATGCTTTTGCTATTGCTTGTCTTTGTATTATATTATAACTTTGCAATTTATTATAAGTAATGCCTTGAGCATTAAGGGCTTCTGCCATCCCTACAAGATCCCCCTCTAAAGCAAGAGTTCTAGCTCTTTCTAAATTAAAGTCTCTTCCGGTTAATAATTCAGCTTCTAGTTCTGCGGATATTGATTCTTCAAAGTTTAAAAGACTACTTTGAACTTTTTCAAGCTGTGATAAATTAACCCCTAATAATTTTGATTGAGCAACTGCTTTAGCTAATTCTTCAGTACTACCTTTATAAGATAATCTTAAATTGCCCTGTATTTTGGTAGCTTCTGTAAGAAGTTTATTTACATCAAGTTGAATTTTTTTTCCTAATCCTATAGCGGCTATATTTCCATAAGAAGATTTAGTTATTTGCTCTATTTCTTTTCCAGTTCTAATAGATTCTCTTGTAATTTCGGCTTGGGCTTCGGCTTCAAGCCCCATATTATCTTTTAATATAGCAGATTGGGCTAATATTTTTTCACCAAATTCTCCAAGATCTTGAGTAAAATCTATTTGAGTATCTAATGCATTATTAGTAGCGTTCATTGCTTCTACTATTTGCTTTTGTAATATAAGTACTTTACCTTGTGTATCAGCAAGATTAGAAGACTCAGCAGATATATCATATGCTCTTTGACGAATTTTTTCTGCTTCTTCTGAAGAAACCATCAATCCGCGCTGGAATTCGGCCACTTGTTTGGAAGCGCCAAACATCGCATCTTTAATGAACTGGAATAGTTTTACTAGTCCTATTATAGCTAAAGAAACAGGATCAAAACTTTTTATTAGATTACCTCCTACATTTTTAGCTAATTCTCCTGCTATTTTAAATTTATCTCCAATTGTTGAGGCTTTTGTTCCTCCTTTAGTTATTTCTGCGGCATATTCTCTAGTTTTTTTAACAGCTTCTGATAGCCCTAGTCTGCTAGTGAGATTTCCAAAACCGGCTTTATTAAGTCCTTTTTCAATTCCCTCAACAGTATTACCTAATGTTCCAAAAGCATCATTTATTACTTTAGCTTGCTTTTGAATTTCACTTAAATCTTTAGATTGTCCATCTAAAGCGTCTAGTTGTTCCTGGTGCAGGGCGAGCAGGTCAAACTGCTCATTTTTGATTTTGTTGGTAGTATTGTATAAATAATCATATATGCCTCCTTGCTTAGATAAAGCTTCATTTATTTGTTCTGGAGTGGCTCCGATCTTATGTAAAGCTTGTTGAGTTTCTATTAAGAGGCTTTTTCGGGCTTTATCTTGTTTTTCTATATCTTTTTGAAGTTCTCTTAGTGTTTTTTGACCAGTTATTATGTCAGCATATGACACACTAATATCTTTAGTAGCATTAGATAGATCTTTAAAAGATTTATATGTTGCTGCAGCTTGGATATTGCTTTCAAATACAGCTTTAGCTGCTTTTTTAGCCTCTTCAGCAAAATCTCGTTGAAGAAATAAAACTTCTTTTAAGCTTTCTTTAAGTTTATCTGTATTATCAACAATTTGTTGAGAGTTTTGAACGCTTTGTTGTGACGGATTTTGATTAACAGCCATTAAAGTATTTTATTATAAATATTAAAAGGCACTACTTTTTACGTAATGCCTTTGTAACATAAGTGGGTGGCTTAATTTTTTTATTTTTAACAGCTTCTTCTACTGCTTTCCCCTGTACCCAAGAATCTTCATTTTCATTCGTTTTAGGAGTGTGCCATTCTTTTAGTTTATCAAATGTATATTTACGAAGCCATAACGGCATGTTATATACAGTTTCCCAACTATATCCTCCTTGACCGTGAAATACTATTTCGTGTATTTGGTTAAATATACTTAACCTATATTGTGATATTATATCAGAGGTCAGGCCAAAAAAAGTTAAGACTAATTGGTATGTCGATGTCCTCCTCTACACCATTCACCATAACTTTGGTTTTTAAATTAACATCTGGGGATGTGTCTTTGATGAAATTTCTAAGTGCTCTAGAATCGCGAGCTAGTAAATGGTTTTCAACAAAATCTTTAATATCGTTTTTATTTGTAGACCCGTTAATAGATACAATTTGATGTTTTAGTCGAGTTGTAATTTCAGGAGAAGAATCTTTATTGATTTTCTTTAATCCATTAACTTCTTGCTCTATTATTTCTGTATCTTTATCTGTAAGGAATTTAACTTCTACTTCAGCACCTGATGTTGGTAGGGTAAATTTGAGAGTACCTCTAGGTGTAATAGCACCTTCATCAAATGGTTTATTTTCTAAAGTAGATAAATCTATTTCGTATGGTTTTCCGTCTATAGTAAATGAATATTCTTTACCGTAACCTAAAATACGAGACGCTACAAGCAAGGCGTTTTTATCACCTGTTATTAGTTCTTTAAGGTTAATTTTATTCAGAGTAAGAGATTCTAGTAATTTATCTAATACTATACCTTTGCTAATATAGTTTTGGTTTGTTAGAATATCTTCCTCTTTTGCGGTCATGTATTTCATTTCTACTTTACCACTGCGAAGAGGGTGACCTTCAGGATATACTAATCCTTTTGAAGGTAAATCGACTATTTCTGTTGGGAAATTTAGTTCGGCCATAATTTTTATTTAGTGTAACTTTGTTGATTATAAATATTATAAGGGGAAAGTTCTTTAATTGGATTCTTTATCCTTTTATAACTTGTTTTGGTGTTAATTTGTTTTCTAACTTATCTAATCGAGAATCAAGTTGCCTGTAAATCTCTTGAACTTCATGATCAATATGTCTTTCAGTGTTACCAATCAGTTGGTGTAAATCTTTTGTTTCGTTTTCAAGAGAACGTTCTAAATGTTGTGTTTTTGATTTTATGGAATTAATAATTTTAATTACAAAAAATGCAGCTACAACCTCAGCAATTACTAAGACTGTAACCATACCTAATACAAAATAAAATGTTGTCATAATTTTTTTAATTTAAATTGTTGAATAATATTAAAGAACTTTCCCTTATAATACGATAATATAAAAAAAGAGCTTGGGGTTGCCAAGCTCTCTTTAAAAAATATGTAATTGATTTTTAGAAATTCAATACGCAGTAATCAGGTTGAACAGTTAATGAAATGTTTATTGCGGTATCAACTGTATCCCAACTGTAATCGCCAAAATTAGCAGTAGTAATCATAGCGCCTTTAATGATCCATTCAGATACAATATCACCTACAGGGCCTAGTACATCAAATGTTAAATCTTTTTTGTAGAAGTCAGAGTAACCGTCTCTACCAGTTACAGATTCGTGATGTAAACGTACCCACTCCATTACTGCTTGTGCACCAGAAGGAGTGATAGGATCAAATAAAGTAAATGTGATAGGGCCCCAAGTAGTTTTACCTTTAACAAAACGTTGTACGTTAATGTGGTTTAAAGCTACTGAACCTTGGGTTAAATTCACATTACTTACACCTTTAATTTCATAAGCCGGAATACCATCAATGTACATGATGAATCGATTGGCCTGTTTTGGTTCAAAGGCTGTGAAAAATATTTCGTTTGGATCTAATACTGCCATGTTATATTATTTTATTATAAATATTATATTTTTAAAAATTTACGCAGGGAAAGTTGCGCCAGTTGGAGTAATGTTGAAGTCAAGGTAAATAAATTCAGCAGTTTTGGTTGGTTGAAGATAAATTTGACCTACCATCTGATTTCTATCTACTACATCTGGAGTATTGTTTGAATCGTCCATTACTACCTTAAATGCATATAATCCCTGGCGTTGTTGTACTGATTCGAGGTATGGGTTTACTTGGCTTAAGAATGCATTTCTTGTTGCAATTGTATTTTGTTCAAATACTAAATTGTTTGCTACTTGAGAAATGTAAGACTTAAGGGCAATCAACAATCTACGAACGTTTACACGATCAAGAGCAGATGCTGCTGTTTGTAATGTTTTTTGTCCGTATACTACAACACCTTGACCAGGGAATGTAGCAATTGGGTTAACTTTATTGCTATATAATGTATCTCTATCTGATTGAGATAATTTACGTTCTGCTCTAATTACTCCTGCTAATCCACCTCTGTTAATACCTGCTGGGGCAAACCAAGGCTCGGCAACATTGTCGTTAAAGGCGTACACACCACCAATTAAGGTAGAAGCGGGAACCCAAACAAATTGTCCGGTATCAGGATCAATTACTTGCAACCAAGGCCAATATGAAGCAGCGTATGATGTGTTTCTACTTAAAGCTTGAGTAGTAATTGTGGATACAGTTTGATTATATGGTACTAAATCAAGTACATAAATATTATCTCCTCTATTTTGTGTATTGGATATGATACTAGTTACTTGAGATGGTTGTAATGAATTAAATAGGCCTGGGGTTAGTAATACATTAAATCTATAATCGTCTTGGTTAGACAATAGATTAATCATATTACCATAGCTAGCACTTGGAATACCTTGTGATCTGTTACCATCTGTAATAGCACTATAGTATTGGCCATTAGTAGACACAGACCCAATAGCATTATTAAAAGAACCACTAGCATTAATAGGTATAGAACTAGTAAATTGAGCTTTTGCTATTCCGTTATTGTCAAAATAACTCGGGGTTGGGTTATTAACAGCACTTACATAAACATATCTTGAGTTATTTGGGTAAGAACCAGTTACATCTAAATAATAGCTAGTTCCGGATGAAGCAAAATTTAATGCTTGATCACCAATTACTCTAGATACAAAATTAGGAGCTAACGGGTCCATAGACAAATTAGTCCATGTTTCTAATACAATAGGAGTATTGGTATTATCGTTTCCTTGTCTAATTAATAGATCAAAAGTACCAGAAGATGTATTAGAGTTTACAATTTGCCATCTTACATTATCTGCAGAACCACTTAATAATGAACCAGATGCATCTAAACTAGAGCTACTGTTCATTATAATACCCTCAGAAATAGTTTTTAATACTAAAGCAGGTTGAGTAGTTGCTTGAGTACTGCTGCTAATGGCAGTACTAGTTGCTTCAGAAAAAGTACCACTTACTACTCTTGCTACCAATAATGTTTCACCACCATTGTTAAAATAGTTGTAAGCGGCAATTGAAGTGAAATATGTATAAACCTGTCCACCTGTTACAAATGTTGCTCCAAATTTATTTAAATAATCGGAATACGATGTAACGATAGTAGGTACTTCAACTGGTCCTTTAACTGTGGGGCCTATAATTGCGGCACCTACTGTTACAGGTTGTTGGGTAATAAACGATTGATCATTTTCTCTTGCTAAAACGCCCGGAGATATTAAAGTTTCTGCCATGTTTATATAGTTTTTTGTTGACTATAAATATGGCAGGGTTTCGTAAAAATT